TTCATCTTTGCTTCTAGTTGTTCTTCTGACATATCTTCTAATTTCCCAGTTTTTATTATTTTTCTGTCTATGTACAATCCTGCTGCTTTTCCTCTATTTGTTTCAGCATTTACAGCAGAAGAGAAAGAGCCCTTCTTCAAAGCCAACTCTTTAATTCGAGATAGCTCGGCTACATGCCCTTCATAGTTAACTTCAAATTTTTTAAGTCTTTCTTCTTTTAACTCACCTATATACTTTACCACCAATGGTGAGTATCGAGGGTTAGTTAATTCTGATCCTTCTCTCATAGCTCTATGAGGTGAGTAGCCTGCTGCAACCGCAGCTTCTCTTTTAGACATAGGTCCGCTCGGTCCACCAAATACTAAAAACTCAGCAAACCTTTGTTGCATTTCTGTTAATCTTTTTGGAACTCCCATATTGACAATTTAAGGGAACTATCCTATATTGTCAAGGTATGAAAGATAAACGAACTTATAACAATTTGAAAGAACATGGAGAAGATATGACGTA